TGTTGGCGCCGGCTACTTCTCGGATGGCGTCACCAAGGGCATGCGCGTTGGCGATCTGGTGTTCGCCGTCGCCACGACCGGCCCGAAATACAAGCTGTATCAGGTCGCATCGGTCTCCGGTGCGGCTGCTACGGTTGCGGCTCCGACTGCGATTACCTGATGAGCAGCTAGCGACTATTCGGTCGCTGGTTGCCTCCCCGGCGGTCGAGGGGGCTGGCCAGATTGTGCTGGCCCCCGAACCGCCACCAACTCAAGAGGCACATATGAAAATCCCAGCAAATACGGCGCTCAACAGCGCTGATTTCACCCGCACGCTCCGCCGCATGATCGTTCCGAACGGCATGACGATGGAAGATGTCGCGGTTCCCGGCAACTGGGCGAACGTCTTCTCCAAGGTCAAGGCCGGCGATGAGGTCATTGTCCTGCCGGAAGACATGACCTGGCGCCTGCATCTGCTGGTGACTGAAACCGGCGTCGGCTTCGTCAAGACGGCCCTCCTGCATGCGATCGACCTGACCAAGGTCGTTGCCAAGGCGCCAGCCGTCGAGCAGCCGAGCGAGGTTGCCGAAGACGCTCCCGAACCGCCCGATGGCTACACGGTGAATTTCGCGCCGGCTCACAAGTGGCGCGCGATGACGAATGATCCGCACATGGTGGTTAGCAAGGACCACCGCACGCGGGCAGAGGCGATTGCCGCCGCTATCTCGCACTCCAAGAAGGCTTCCGGTCTCGCCGCATGAGCAATGTCGTCAAGCTTGAGCCGGTAGAACTAGGAGCGACGTTCAGGCTCGATCCCGACGAAATCCTCGATGCTGCGAAAGGCATCGAGTTTTCCGGCCTCGTCATTCTTGGCGAACTGCCGGACGGCGGAATCTACATCGCAGGCATCGCCAATGCGGGCGAAACGCTTGTCCTGATGGAGCGCGCAAAGCGCTATCTCGTGTTCGGCGAGGACTGATCGATGGCCTCTCGTCTCGGCATCTACAAGGCAGCGCTTCGCTATCTCGGCAATGCCGCTGGTATCGCGAGCCTTACAGAGGCAAGCGTTACCCGCCGCGCTCTCGATGATGCCTGGCAGGAAGCCGGCGAGTACATGCTCGCCAAGGGCCTGTGGAACTTCGCTATCCGCACTTCGCAGCTCAGCGAGGACGAAGATATAGAGCCGCTGTTTGGCTATCAGTATGCCTTCTCAAAGCCCGAAGATTGGGTGCGCACAGTCGCGATCAACACCGATCCCGCCTTCGCTATCGGGTTCGAGGATTTTGCCGACGAGACGCAATACTGGTACGCGAACAACGACACGCTCTATGTCCGCTACATCTCAAACGATGATGCGTATGGCTGGAACATCGGAGCCTGGAGACAGCCGTTTGCAGAGGCTTTCGCGGCCTATCTGGCGTTCCAATGCTCGCTTCCGATCTCTGCCGACAAAGGCAGCAGGACTGACCTGTTCAACCTTTCCAAAGCTCTCCTGACGGAAGCCAAGGCGCTCGATGCCGTGGATGAGCGTGTAGCCTATTCACCGGCCGGCAGACTGGTGCGCTCCCGCCTCCGTCGCGGTTCGCTCACCGGAACAAGGCGCGGCCTCTAAATGCCGAAGGTTAATGTCTACCTCCAGCATTTTGCGGTAGGAGTACAGGACAAAAAGCACCTTGCGCGCGTCGATCTGGAAAGGATGCGCCTGGCAGCGGAAACGCAGACCAATCTGCTACCACTCACTAGCGGGCCAGCATTTATGCGGCCTGGGCTGGAATACCTCTCGACCACGGACAGCAATGATGTTTGCCGGGTAAAGGAGTTCGTCTTCGGCGCCACCGATGCAGCGCTGATGGAATTCTCAGACCAGCTTATGCGGGTCAGAGTTGATGATGCACTGGTAACACGACCAACAGTAACAGCAGCTATCACGAATGGCGATTTCTCGTCGGGAACAGGGTGGACGCTTACAGCCACCACGGGCGCCACTTGTACAGTCTCTGGCGGCTACCTCAATCTCACGGCTCTTGCGCGCGGGTCGAAAGCCTCAGCGGCTCAAACTGTTACGGTCAATCAAATCGGGACGGAACATGCGCTTCGGATCGTGGTGGAGCGGGGTCCAGTTACGCTGCGCGTCGGCTCAACCTCAGGCGGCGACGAGTATATCAACGAAACCATACTACGCACCGGAACGCACTCTCTGGCCTTCACGCCAACCGGCGCATCATTCTACCTTCTCTTCTTCTCTAGGGATGCCAACCTGAAGCGGGTCGATAGCTGCACTGTGGAAGCAGCCGGGGTGATGACTTTGCCGACCCAGTGGCTTGAGGCTGATCTATTCAATATGCGTATGGCACAATCGGCAGACGTGGTGTTCGTTGCCTGCGGGGGCTATAGGCCGCAGCGCATTGAGCGGCGCTCCACAAGGTCATGGTCTATCGTTAGGTACCAGCCGGCGAATGGCCCGTTGACGCTCGGAGTGACCCGTGATGTCAAACTGACCCCGAGCGTGACGGAAGGCAATGGCACGCTTACGGCGTCAGCCGCATTTTTCAACTCAGGTCACGTCGGAACGCTGTTCTCACTTTTCCAGGAAGGATTCAACGAAACCTCGCATCTCGGGGCGGAGGATGAATACACAGAACCGATGAAGGTGACTGGCATTGCCGGCGATAGAAATTGGACCTACACCATCAGCGGAACATGGTCCGGCACGCTTCGCTGGCAACGGTCGTTTGATGGACCGGACCACGGCTTTAAGGATTGGACTAGAAGCTCCAGTTCATCGGCGACAGACATCACGTCGAACGTGACCGACAACAACAAGGACGGCGACGACAATTCGATTATCTATTATAAGGTCGGGTTCAAGCCGGGCGAATACACCTCTGGAGTAGCGGATGTCTTCGTTGGCTATGATGGCGGCGGCGGCAGTGGCATATGCCGGGTGGTTGGGTACACCAGCCCGACTTCCGTTGATATCGAGATACTGACGCCTTTCCATAGCACTAAGGCAACTGGAGACTGGCGCGAAGGGGAATGGTCAGCCAATCAGATTTGGCCATCTGCCGTTACCTTTGCTGAGGGGCGCCTGTGGTGGTCTGGTTCGGATCGCCTGTGGGGTTCCGTCTCGGATGGGTTCGAGGATTTCGATGACACTGTGGAAGGCGACAGCGGGCCGATCTCGCGCTCGATTGCCACTGGCGGTGTAAACGACACGCAATGGCTTCTTGCCCTCCAGCGGCTTCTTGTCGGCACGGAGGGTGCGGTCTCAACAGTCAAGTCGTCATCCTTCGATGAGCCTCTGACGCCAACCAACCTTTCGATCAAGGACAGCTCTTCGACCGGAGCTTCGTCGGTCGATCCGGCCCGCGTCGATACCAGAGGCGTGTTCGTGGACCGCTCAGGGCGGGCGTTGTTTGAACTGTCTTTCGATGGGCAGAGTTCCGACTACAACGCCACGCAGATGAGCAAGCTGGCGACGGACTTGTTCACTTCGGGCATCAAAACGCTTGCCGTTCAAAGGCGCCCGGATACCCGCATCTGGGTCATCAACAATGATGGCTCGTGTGTGTGCATCGTTTATGAGCCGCTGGAAGAGGTTCTGGCTTTCATCCCAATCGAAACTGACGGGGAATTCGAGAGCGTGGCCGTCCTTCCTGACGATGCTCAGGACCGCGTGTATTTCGTGGTGAACCGCACCATCAATGGATCGACGGTTCGCTATGTCGAGAAGATGGCGATGGATAGCGAGGTGAAGCCGACCACGACATGCAAGGTGATGGATGCCTTCGCTTCCGGTGTGAACTCTCCGGCATCCACGACAATCCATGTCGGCTCGCACCTTCAGGGCGAGAGCGTCGTTGTCTGGGCAGATGGCGCACCGCTGGTGACGACAGTTAACGGTATCACGGTTCCAAACACCTACACGGTGAACGGCAGCGGCAACATCACAGTCGGTTCGGCTGTAACGAATTGGGTAGCGGGCCTTCCCTATACCGCCCGCTATAAGTCAGCCAAGCTCGCCTATGGCGCAGCTGGTGGCACGGCCATGCTTCAGATGAAGAAGGTCGATCAGGTCGGCCTCATCATGACTGACTTCGTAAGGGCAGGGGTCCGCTATGG